TTCGTCTTTGCTAATGTCGAATAGGAAAGCATCGTAAGTATACAATACTAATTTAGTTTTATGACCTTTTATTATTGGTAATATATCTTGTAATATTAAAATGTTTTGTGATGTTTCTAAATTTTGGACCCAATAGTTAAATAACTTTTGAGGACCCATATTAGGTAATTGTTCTTTATAGAATCTATGATTAGATATAGGACATTCAATATAACCCTCAGTATTAAACTGTTCCCATAAATTATCTATCAATGTTTGGGTTTTAGAGAAAAATTCTAAATGTTTATAATCATCAAAAATACCTCCATACAATTGTTTAAAGGTAAGTTCTTTACTTACTTTATAATCTACTCCATAAAGTTGAGCCATATGTTCATGTATTGACTCTTCTCCAAAACTATAACCAATCTGTTTAGCAATTAAAGTTGGGTGATAAGAATCAATATCAATATCAACAAATCGTCCATTTGCTGAAACAAAAGCTTGTCTACTTCCATCTTTAGGTAACGCAGCAAAATTGATACCATTAAAACTATTTGATGGTCTTTTAGTTGTAGTATCCACATTATACTGCGAGTAAATCACATTACCCTTTATTGAATGGGAGGTATTGTGAGGTGTGAAGTAATCGTCTATACGCGATGTATTCACGTTAATACCGCTTGACTCTATGGTATAGAAACACTCTATTGCTTTATTATAAAATTCTGAGTGTGGAGTAAAGTTTATTTGGGTAAAATACTCTTCACAACGTTCATAATGTTTAGCAATGGGAATAAATTTATTTATATCATTTCGGTTTGGATATTGCCTATGATAGTAATTATAAATTGGAAATGATAAATTCTCTATATTGATAGGAGAATGTATTAAATTCTTTTTATTTAAGAAATACATACTTGTTTTCTTATCCCTAACAAATACTTCTTTATAACTTGATATAAATTTTTTAACTTGCTGAAATGGAATAGAAAACGATTCATTATGAAAAATAGGAATAATATATCCTTTTTTATCACCTTCAGGTCTAATATAGACTAATGAAACATCATTTAAGGCGGGATGTATTAGGTTATGATTTAGAATAAGTTCAACAAAACATCTGTTAGTTTGCTGTTGAGCAAACTCCTCAAATTGATGTTGACTTTCTATTAAATAATACATAACCTTTATTTCTCATAACATACTAAAAACTTACTTTATTCCAAGCTAAGGTTTTTCTTTGTAATATTGTGTCCAATTTTCTTTTAAATAAACACTTAAACCATATGCTCTTGATCTTTGTTCTGTTAGTTCAGTTATATTTTTATTTGTTTGAGCAACTTTAGTTATATCGCCTGTCAATTCCCAAATTAAAGAAAATGTTTTATTAGTTTTCCAAGCTACACTAGGGTCCTTTTGGTCAAATAAGTCTTTAGTAGCTTTAGAAATTTCTACAAACAAAGGTTGGTTCAATCTTAAACTAAAATAACGCATAAAACTTCCATTTTTATAGTCTTGTTCTGTAGGGAGTAAAGGAGAATAAGGAGTTGAAGAAGCTTCAGAACTTTGTAAGGGTAAATTATTAGAAGAAACAGGAAATATTTCTTGGGTAGTTGGGTCATCAGGAGTTTTCCCAGAAAAAAATTTTCCATTATATAATTTATAGTAAGACCCCACATAAGGAGATGAATCTTTAGTAACAAAAGATAATTGAGGAGTTCCCCTGTTACTAGCATATAAACCAGTTTGAATTTTATTTTTTGGAATGTAAGCCATAGTTTAAATTATAATTAACGAGTTGAGCTGTATGAATAATTTGGGGCAATAAATTTGGCGTCTATAGTTTCAATAGGTCTAATTACACCTTCTACTTTACCTGTATCTACTTTGTGTATGTTTAATTTAACTTTATCACTACTATTACCTTCTATTACTCCAATTGTTCTTTTAGTTTTATCATACCATACTACTATACCTATATGATCATGAATATGACCTCGATTATAATTAAAAGTAACCATGTCTCCAGGGTATATTTGAGTAGTAGAGTTTACAAATTGAGCTAAACCTAGGTTTTGGAAGTTAGTAAAAGTACTAGGGCAATAACCAGCTGTTATGGTTTGGCGTTTCCAATCATTAAAATATTTTTTATTAATACCGTCTATAGTTGAATCAAATTTAGCTAAATCTTGATAGGCGGCTTTATAACATAAAGTTGTAAAGAAATTACACCAATGCTCACCACTATCCCAACCTACAACTCTTGACCCTATTTGAGCCTGGAAATCAGCATTACTAAACGATTGATTACTTCCAATTTCTTTAATATTTTGGCTATTCCAGTATTGAGCTACTTCAACTATTCTTTTTCTGATAGCTGAAAGACCTTCGGTGCTGACTGGAGGGTTATCAGTTATGTTATTTCTGTTTTCAGTGTTGGTAGGGCTACTGGTAGTGGTACTAAGTGGAGTTTCTATGACTTCAATTTTAGTTAAAAATTTAGCTGATTTTAAGTCTGGGGCACCTAAGCTGTCTAGTGTGGTAATCCAGCCTTTATCATCTATTTTATGGGTTACACCCCGGTTTATAAATTTAATAGAATTTCTATAATTTAAGGGTAGGATTTCATCATTAATAGTATATGACTCAAATAATTTTATACCACTAATCCCATCCATAGTTAGATTTAGGTTAGTAGGAATAAACCCAATACCAGGTATATTTTCATCTTTAGTAAATTTTCCTATTTCGTATTTGTATAAATCTACTAATGCTTGTTTTCCTATGTTAATTTCATTATCATTAATATTACCATCATTAATCTTAGCATTTAAACTAGCTCTAAATTCTATATTACTAACATATGCATTTAAAGTATTTTCTGCTGTTAATGTTTTGTCTATTCTGCTGGATTTAGAGGTGATGATTCTATCTGTATAACCAATGTTGAGTCGGCTTAATGCTACTGCATCTTCCCCAACTTTATTAGCATTTGCTTGTGCAGCAACGGTAATCTGAGTGGCAAAATTGTTAGTTAATTCAGTTTTAAGTTGAACATCTGTTACAAAGCTACCTTGTCCGTTAGATGTTTCACCTTTCCTTGCAGTATTTTGTACTAGATTGATGTTAATCTTAGTAGGTTTCATGTTTGGGTTTTTGTTGGTGTATGACTTGGTTGTCTTTATATCTTTAGCGTATTTCTCTTGACCAGGGGGGATGTTGTAATCTTGAATGTAGAGCATATTGGCATCCTCATTATGTACGACTTTATAATTGTTTATATGACCAGTAGCAGCTTGGATACCCCCCATAATATCCTGGATGAAATCAAATACGGATAGTTTTCCATCTTCATCGATGTGGTTTACTAGTGTAGAAGAAATAAAATCCATATTTACTAAAATATGCATAAATTTTCCTAGAAATGGATATTTGGTTCTAAATCCTGGTTTTATGCGGCGTATGTTATTGTATTGCACATCCCCAGAAGTATTAACTTCGTCATCTCCTGTTTCTGCAATTGTAACTTTAGTATAGACTGTTTCTCTAACTAATTTTACTTTTATTTCATTAGCACTAGAAGCTAAGGCACTGGTACTGATGTCTACTATATCAAATCTTGTGTTATATTGTTGATTAAGTTGCTCAAGTTCTTGTTGGGTTACAAGAGTTCCTGAAGTTTCAGTGTATGTATCACCATTGTCAAGGGTTTGATATGCACGGCCAGTACCCGTAGCATTAGTAGATTGAATTACAGAATTCATATCATCTTGGCTAATAGCTCCTGCAGCTCCATTAATTTGGGTTAGCTGGTTGTATTTAGCTTTTTGAGCATCCGTAAGCCCAATGTTGTTATTTTCAGGTACAGGCTTATATATAACTTTAGAAGTATAAGCAACTTGGGGAGTAGAAGTATTACTTGCTACTACGGATGCAGGTTTTAATAAGCAGACCTTAGGATCTACACTAATTTGTTTAGGAATAGTAAAACACAGGTTTTCTTCATAGTCGTAGTCTATGTAAAATATAGGTTGGTATGTATTAGTAGAATTATTTTTAGTAGTATCATATTTCAATAAATATGACTCTATAATCCTTAACAATGTTCCTAATTTTATGTAATAAAATACACCTCCAGTTGCTGTTCCTTCGGGGTTAGTAGTTATAATATTAAAGTTAGCCCTGTAACCCTCTTGTTTTACCAATACATGATTTTCTTTACTAAAATTTTCTTCAGGGTCAACATAATTAGGAGAAGTTAAATTATACTCAGCTTGTCTTTGAGTAATTGTTGCTATGTTGGTAGTGCATAAGCTGGAGCGGTTATCAGTATCAGATGCTTCAAACCCATCCATTTCTCCTGTAGGGTCAACTTGGGCGTCAATTTCTCTTTTGATAGCAAATAAAATCTGGTTAAGTGTAGATTTGTTTTTGTTTGCCATTACCGGAGGCAATTGATCGGTACTAACTGAAAGATTAGTACCATTATTAGTAGAGCCAGTAGGTAAGGTTTGGGCTTCAAATGGTGTTAGGGTCAGGGTTGTAGCTTCAGTCGTGGCGGTGTTTGATGGGTAGTTAATATTAACTTTTAAGGATTCTATAATATCTCCTGTTCCTCTTAAGTGTAATGTTATATCAAAACCCCCATCTTTCCTGTATGACCAAGTAAAGTTGGTTACGTACCCTAAAAATCCGTCGTAATTACCTCCAGTTTTTTCTCTAGTTTCTTCTATTAAATCTAAAATAGTTTCTTGAGTAGAACTTCCTTGAAAAAATTTTTTATATGCTCCTGATTGAGGAATATTGGTAATTAATTCTTTTTTGTTGTTAAAATACATGCTATGGCCCCATTCTAGCAAAACACTATACTTAAGTCTTAAATACAATGCATCTATAATTTTAAATTGGGCTAGGTTATGACATACAATTTGAACTGTAGCTTCTCTAACAGAACCCTGTTGGCCTATGGGTTTAATGTCTGCTGATAAAATACCTGGGGCAGGTGTGTATCCGTATGCAGTGTAATCTAAGGGGAAAACGGTGTAACTACTATCAATAGTAGGTAATCCTATAGCTGGGGTGTAACCATATGCTACTGCAGGTGGAAAGTTGGGGTTTCTAACACCTCCAGTTGTTACACCTGTTTCATTCTGAGCATCTCGGGAAAAATCAAGTTTAAGTGCTCCTTGTAATACTGAGGTTTGAGCTAAGCGGTCTTTTGTAAGACTAAGTAATCCACCAAGTTCTTTAGCCTTGGCTTCATCAATATCTACTCCAGAAGCTAATCTAATCCAGGGTGTTTTGTTAGTGATGTATATTTGGGTGTCTCTATCATATTTGTCAAAATTAGGAGATAACTTTTCTTGCCTAATTTTTATTTGTTCATCTACCCAAGGTGAGAAACTTTCACCAAGTATATTTCTTTTTAACATAAATTATTTAAATTTAATTTTTAAGTATAAGAGTTATTAATTTATCTTAATTATGTCCTGAATTTTAGAGTTATATTGTATGTTAATTCCATTGTATTTGAAGAATCCTAGTATAAAACTTAAATAATTATTATTATTGCGAGCACCAGTAGCATATATTTTTAGATATGTACCTAATTCACCTTGATAATTTTCATTAAGTGGAGCAACACATCCTATTGCTTGACTATCAGTTGCTTTTATGTTGTATTGTCCAAATTTGTGGTGACCTCTTGTTCTAGTTGGGTCTCCTGCTTCTCTTATATAGGTACTTTGCAAATTTGCTGCAGCACTTAAACTACCAATACTATTAGTAGCCCCAGAATCAGTATTACCTATATTACCCGGATTTTTAGTTGTGTAGGCTTTACTTCCAGGATAATAACCTTCAACAATTGCCTGGGCTATCATTAATAATTTTATTCCTCTGGAGAGATTGTTATAGTTTGTTTCTATTATTGGGAGATATTCTTCATAAATATATTGTTGGTTTTTAGCTTTAATATCCCACAATTTAACACCAGCTTTTATTCCTGGGTTTTTATCTTTAAATTCTTTAGGTACAGCTTTTGATGAGTCTGAAGGTGTGATGTTTGAACAATCACCCGAAGGTGCTGTGGTGGAAGATCCAGTATTACTTCCTCCTCTATTAGTACTAGGTAAAGTTTCTATGACTTCAACTTTAGTTAAAATTTTAGTTGATGTTAAGTCGGGGGCGCCTAGACTATCTAGTGTAGTAACCCAACCTTTGTCATCTATCCGGTGTGTAACTCCTTTATTTATAAATTTAATAGAATTTCTATAATTTAAAGGCAATATTGTATCATTGATTGTATATGACTCAAATAATTTTATACCGCTAATCCCATCCATGGTTAAATTAAGATTAGTAGGGATAAATCCAACGCCTGGGATGTTTTCATCCTTAGTAAATTTTCCTATTTCGTATTTATATAAATCTACTAATGCTTGTTTCCCCACATTAATCTCATTATCAGTAATAGTTCCATTATTGATTTGAGCATTTAGGTAGGCTCTAAATTCTATGTTGCTAACATATGCATTTAAAGCATTTTCTGCTGTTAAAGATGCATCTATTTTGCTAGATTTAGTAGTAATAATTCTATCTTTATAACCAACATTAAGTCGACTTAGTGCTACTGCATCTTCTCCAACTATGTTACCATCAGCTTGTGCAGCTATAGTAATCTGAGTGGCAAAATTGTTAGTTAATTCAGTTTTAAGTTGAACGTCTGTTACAAAACTGCCTTGACCATTAGATGTTTCTCTTGCAGGTGCTGTGTTTTTTACTAAGTTAATATTAATCTTAGTAGGTTTTGTGTTAGGGCTAAGGTTAGTGTAACTTTTTTTAGTAGTTGCATTTTTAGTAGCCTCTTTTAAATTACTAGCATACTTTTCTTGACCTGGGGGGATGTTATAGTCCTGGATGGAGAGTGAATTAGCATCTTCATTATATATGATTTTGTAATTATTTATATGTCCCGTAGCGGCTTGAATTCCTGATAAGATGTCCTGGATGAAATCATATACTGATAGTTTTCCATCTTCATCAATGCGATTCACCAGTGTAGAAGAGATAAAATCCATATTTACTAAGATGTGCATAAATCTTCCTAGGAAAGGATATTTAGTTCTGAATTCTGATTTTATACGACGTATATTATTATACTCTGTATCTTCAGAAGCATTAATTTCTTCACCTCCAATTTCATTAGCAGTAGCTTTGGTGTAAACTCTTTTTTGAACTAATTTTACTTTTATTATATTAGCACTAGATGCTAAAGCATTAATACTAATATCTACTTGATCAAATTTTTCATTGTATTGCTGGTTAAGTTGTTCTACTTCCTGTGGAGATAGGGGTGTTCCTGCAGTTTCAGTGTATGTGTTGCCATTATCAAGGGTTTGATATGCTCCTCCAGTACCACTAGAGTTTGTAGATTGGGTAATGCTATTCATGTCATCTAAAGTAACATCACCTCCATCTTTAGTTAATTGACTATATTTAGCTTTTTGAGCATCAGTAAGAGTACCACCATTTTCAGGTATGGGTGTAACAACTATTTTAGAAGTATAATAAGTTTGGGGAGTAGAAGTATTACTTGCTACTACAGATGCAGGTTTTAACAAACAAACTTTAGGGTCTATACTAATTTGTTTAGGGATAGTAAAACACAGATTTTCTTCATAATCATAATCTATATAGAATATGGGTTGATATGTGTTTTTAGAATTATTTTTAGTAGTATCATATGTTAACAAATATGATTCTATAATTCTTAACAATGTTCCTAATTTTATGTAATAAAACATTGAATACGTACCTGTTTCTCCAGGATTAGTAGTTATATTGTCAAATTTAGCTCTATATCCTTCTTGTTTTACTAATACATGATTTTCTTTACTAAAATCTTCTTCTGGGTCAATATAATTAGGGGCAACTAGGTTATACTCGGCTTGTCTTTGAGTAATAGCAAATATATTAGTAGTACATAAACTAGAAAGATTATCTGTAGCTGAAATTTCAAATCCATTCATTTCCCCGTTATTAGCATCAATTTCTCTTTTGATAGCAAACAAAATCTGGTTAAGCGTAGATTTGTTTTTGTTTGCTAATACAGAAGGTAGTTGTTCTGTGCTGATGGAAAGATTAGCACCATTGTTGGTAGAGCCGGTGGGTAAGGTTTGGGCTTCTAATGGTGTTATAGTTAAGGTTGTAACCTCAGTTGTACTAGTATTTGATGGGTAGTTGACATTGACTTTTAATGACTCTATAACATCTCCCGTACCTCTTAAATGTAAAGTTATATCAAAACCTCCGTCTTTTCTATATGACCAAGTAAAGTTAGTTACATATCCTAAAAAACCATCATAATTACCTCCTGTTTTTTCTCTGTTTTCTTCTATTAAATCAAGAATGGTTTCTTGGGTTGAATTAGTACTAAAGAATTTTTTATATGCTCCTGATTGAGGAATATTGGTAATTAATTCTTTTTCATTGTTAAAGTATATACTGTGGCCCCATTCCAGTAAAACACTGTATTTTAATCTTAGATATAACGCATCTATAATTTTGAACTGAGCTAAATTGTGGCATACTAATTGAACTGTAGCTTCTCTAACAGAACCTTGTTGACCTATAGGTTTAATATCAGCCGATAAAATACCAGGAGCAGGAGTGTAACCATATGCAGTGTAATCTAAAGGGAAGGTAGTGTAATTAGCATTGAGGGTAGGTAATCCTATAGCTGGGGTGTAGCCATAAGCCACAGCTCGGGGGGTAGTAAGATTTCTAACACCTCCAGTTGTTACACCTAAATTAGCAATATCTCCTGTTGAAAAATCAAGTTTAAATGCTCCTTGAAGCACCGAAGTTTGGGCTAAAAGATCTCCATTAAGTTCTTGGACTCCAAGTTCTTGAGCTTTAGAACTATTAATGTTTACCCCAGAAGCTAATCTAATCCAAGGTGTTTTATTAGTAATATATATTTGGGTGTCTCTGTCGTATTTGTCAAAATTGGGAGATAATTTTTCCTGCCGGACATTTATTTGTTTGTCTACCCAAGGTAAAAAACTTTCACCAAGTATATTTCTTTTTAACATAACTCATTTAAATTTAATTCAAATCATCGTAATTAGATATTACAACTGCGGGATTAGGAGGGATTCTAATTTGGGTTCCTAAAGGTATAAATAAAGAATTTTGAGGTAAACTTTCATTAGCAATTGAGATAACCCACCATAATGAAAAATCAGTATAATACTGATTTGCTAGTGTATCAAATCTATCACCATCTGTTGTTATGACGTATATATCATTAACAGACAAAGGGATTCTGGGGTATTTGTTATCTTTATAATAACGAATACCTGTTGAAGTTTTAATTATAGGTATGTTTTGGTATCTATTCATTAAATTCTCATTTATTATCCAATATACCCCTGTCTATTAGAAACTGGAGTAAAATTATGTACTGGGGTAAAGGATAAATCTACTTCTATTAGTTTAGGGAGTTTTTTTACATCATTTAAAGGAGCCCCTAAAGCATCTCTTCCTATTTCCCATCCTCCTTCAAATGAAGGTTTTAATCCAATATTAGTTATAATTCCAGGTACATCATTTAAATAATCTCCTACTCTTAAATTTACAAAATTTCCTCTCATATAACCATAATTAGAATAACTTGGAGCAGTAACACCTACTAAATAATTTAATTTCTCATATAGAGGCTTCATTTCTGAAAATGAGTGAGCATATATAGTGAATGATAATGAAACATCCCTAGAAAACCCGCTGTATTTATAAAAATTTTCAGCTCTTCCAATATATTTAAAAGACTGCCAATCTGCTTTAAAACTATCAGACATATTGTTTAAATATGCTCTAAAAAATAAAAACCAATCCGCATCACCATTAGATGAATCATTATTTAATATTTGAAAATAAAATGGAATTAAATCCTGATTTTTAAGGTTTATTAAATCGTCAATTTCAGAAGGTGAAAGATTTTCAGGATTAAAACCTTTTATATCTAGTTTATTTATACTATCATATGAAAGAGTTTTACCAATTGGATTTAACTCAGCTGCTTTTTGAGCATCAAGAGTAAAATTTGTAGGTACATTTTCACCATATGTTTTATTTCTATTAAAAACAGTATAATCTGTGTATGGTAAAACCTGTTTACTAGGATCATTAGTAAAATTAGGGTCTATAGACTCATTAATAGCTTTTCTAAAATCTTTAGGGGTAAGTCTAAATTCTCTAACAATATTACTTAATCCAGCTACCCCGGGTAGGGTAGAATCGGGGTCAAGGTATTGGCTTAGAATACTAGTACTAAACACATATGTGTTATTGTCTTGAGGTCTTAAATTTGTAGGGCTATAATTGTTAGTTCTATCACGAGGAGAACCATATCCTGTTCCATCAATTCTAACTCGAGTTTTGCCTAAAAAACCTAAGGTATTAGGACCTCCTCTATATGAGTAAATATATTCTCCATTTTGAGTATCTATATCATACTCGGATTCGGCATAGCGTAGTTCTTTAGCAGTAAGAGAATTAATACCTATTTGTTTACTTTTATATATTAAAACTAATCGGTTTCCTGAGTTGCCAAGATTATTTTCATTTTCAAGTGTAACTCTACCATATCCTCTTCTATCAAAATCTAAAGGATTTAAATCTGTTTTATCTAAATGGAATCCAAACGCATTACCCCCAGCTTGAAGCACAGTTGAATAGGGCACATATACTCTTCTACCACCCCCTGGAGCGTTAGCGCGAGTTCTTTCTAAGAGATTTTGTTTGACTGAAAATAAAAGGCCAGATACATTTTTAGTATCAAATAAAAATCTACCAACCCTTAAAGCATCTGTAGGGACAGGAGCATCTAAATCAAATGGATTAGTTTGAATTCGTGCGGCAAGATTGACATTGATGGTATCAAAAGGGTTAATGGTAAAAGTATTAAGCTGGAGGATGTTAGCTTCAAATCCTATATTAATTCCGGTACGGCTACTAGCTATATTAGCATTAGTAGTATTAAGAGCACCCTGTCTTAAGAAAAAGTCAGGGGCTCTTAATGCAAAATTCGTTCCGGATTCATCAGTGTAATCAGGTATAGGGACAACTATGTACGGCTGGCTAGAGTCGTTGTTGTATTTTAGAGATCTATAAGCAGTCTCTAAGCCCCCTTCTATAACACCTTTGAGTAAACCCATACATACAAATAAAATTTAAATGCAATTAGTTATTGTTAGGTAAGAAAGTATCTTCATACTTAGCTGGGGCAACAGTGCCTTTATCAAGTTGTGAAGGTGAAGGTAAAGGGTTGGCTTCCAGACCGTCATTATACGCTGCCCAATCTCTAAGTACATCTGCCTCATGATATCCAGCTGTTGAGTATCCAAAATCTCCATCATAAGTACCATGTAATTTTGATTGGGGAGTAGATGCTACTAAAGTTGGAGAAGTAGTTGCAGTTGCTTCACCTTGAAGTAGTGAGCCTCGTGAATTGAATAAGTCTAAAATTCCTGAAAGTGGTTTTGCCATGTTCTTATGTTTTTAAAGTTAATAAAAAATATTTTATTTATAAATATTAGCAAATTAAGCTCTTGATGTGTTTATGTTTTGAATTGTAGCAAATTCTCTACCATCAAGTGTAATTTTAGAAGGAGTACTAGAATATTGAGCGTACATATCCTTATGTTCTTTATTTACTTGTAACAACTGGTCTAATTTTGTTAATAAAGCAGTTAATTCTGCTGTGTTATTAGTTATAGTAGAAACTCCATTATTGTTTGTTGTTATATTAGAAGTAGCGACAGGAGCAGCTACTAATTTAGTTTCAAGAGTATTATTTAATGGTGTAGGTTGAAGATTATTATTAGTAGTTAAATAATTTTCTTCTTTAATCTTTTGAGTTTCAGAATTAACTACATCATCAACAAATACTTTATTAATTGTACTTAAAAGAGATGAGGTTAAATTTGCTTTATTTAAAGTACTAGTAGCACTTAATTTATTAGTACTATCAGATATTTTGTTTAATGAAACATACATATCTTTAAATACTTCTGAGGAGTTTTTGCCTAAGAAAATTTCGTTTTTATCTACTTTAGCTATACCTTCTTGAAGTACTGAACCACCTTCTGCAAGTTTTGGAGTTGTTGTAGATTTATATAAATCGTAATTTGATTTATTAAACGCAGAGTCTTTTGAATCTTTTGTTACAGAATTTAAATTATCTAATATAGTTCTTCCAGTATTTGCTATTGTCTCAGCTGCAACTACAGGGCCAACAAGAGGCAAGAGATTTAAATTAGCAGCTTTTATGTCTGAAGTAATTTTGGTTTTAAAAAGATTAGTAAGTAAATTTATTGAATTAGATGAAGATGTCTGTTTTTGTTGTGTTTGCTGAGTTTGGATTTGGGTGTCTTTACTAATATTTTTGGTTTCCTGTACTGATTGGTTTAGTTTTTCAAAATTTGCAATATCAGTGGTTGTTTTGTCTAAAGTTTTAGTTGCACTTAGTTTATTAGTAGTATTATTAGATATTTTATCTAATGAAATAGACATAGATTTTAATGTCTCTAATGAATTTTTACCTAGGTATACTTCACCTGTATCTACTTGAGCCATACCTCCTTTGGTTACTAAACCACCATCTGCAAGTTTTGGAGGTTGGGTTTTAGTTTCTTCTGGGGTTTGGTTTAGATCATAAAGTGCTTTTCCACCAATGCCTGCACTAGCTATACCGCCTATTGCTCCTCCTATAAATGGGATTATGCCTGCAGCGTCTTTAGCAACGCTCATAATAAGCTGAGTTTCTAAAATTTTAGCAATTTTAGTTAATAGAGTAACTTGGGTAGAAGAAGATTTAGTTTGAGTAGCTGCGGTTTTTTCTTCTCTAGCACTTCTAGCTTCATTTATAGCTTTATTCTCTTGGTTTGATTTTTTAAGTTCCTCATTTGATTTTCTAAGTTCTTCTATTTGTAATTGTGAAGTTTCAGTTAACTTAGATACAGAAGCATTTAATTGTTGAGACTCTTCGGGTGAAGAAGGCATTCCTAAAGAAGAAGTAGCAGTAACAGATTGTGCAGAAGCAACAATTGGGTTAGATGCAGATGGAAGAGGAGACTCTTTAACTAAATCAGTACCTACTTTTATAGGGCGACCTTTTGAAGCATCATATACTTGATCATTACCATCTAATTGTACTTCTCCAAAATCTCCACTTAATGTTACTCCTTTTTTACGGTCAATCTTAGCATCCTTAACAGTATATTGGGATTTAGCTTTAGAAGTTTCAGAATGCATTGCTGCTGCGGCAACTGCTATACCTGCACCTATAGCTAAAGCTCCAAGTCCTAAGGTAACTGCGGATGCGGTGGTTATAGCAGATATAGCAAGAGCAGCAGCAGATAAAGCTGCTGCTGCTAAATTATAGACCATAGGGAGCATAGCTATCCCTAAACCAACTAATATTCCTTTTAATAAAGTGGTATTACTTAATAAAGTAGCAAATCCACTTAGCATTGATCCTAAAGGACCATCTACTATACTAACAAATACATCTTTTAATTTTTCAACAGCAGCAGCAAAACGTTCTTGAGTACTAGCTTGATCCATCATAACATCTAATTGGCCTTCACCAAGCATTTTAGCTGCTTTTTCTTCACCATATCTTTGTTTAGCAAACTCATAAGCATTTTTTTCTTCTTCACTTAATGAACGTCCTAATTTGCTTAATGCCTCTTGTTCTACTAATGAATTAGCTAATTCTTCTCTTGACATACCAACAGCTTTAGCATATGCTTCCTGTTGGATGCGGTTCATTTTAGTGAATTCAGCTGAGCCTCCAATTTCTTTGTTGATTTCTTCGGCCATTGAGCCAATATCACCCATTAAGGCATAATAACGAGCATTTTCAAGGTTAATTTCTTTACCTGTTAATAACTCAGCTTCTAGTTCGGCTGTAATAGAGCTTTCAAATTGCAATAATGAATTAGCAATTTTATCTGCTTGTTCTAAATTAATACCTAATTCTTTAACTTTAACAGCAGCTTTAGCCAATGCTTCTGGGGTGGCGCCTAATGACAATTTAATTGCGTTAGAAACATTAGCAGTTTCTTTCATTAACTGCTTAATATTAATAGACAATCCTTTTTGGATGGCTAATGCTTTACCAGCACCCATAAAACCAGCAACAGTATCTTCAACACTTCTACCAGTAGCCATTGATATTTTATTAATACCAATTAATTCTTCATTAGTAAATCCAGCTTGTTCTCTTAATTTAGTAAAGGTTTCTAAATCCTTTTCAGCTATTTTAACATTAGCTCCTAAATTTTGACTAATAGCTAAATAACTTTCTCCTAATTTTTTAGTAGTTACAAAAGTTGAATCTGAATTTTTAGCTATGTTTGCAAATTGTTCATTAACCTTAAGGGCTTCACCATAACTGATGTTCATACCTTTGGCTAATTTCCCAGCATTGCTATCAATAGTCTTAAATGCATCTACCAATTGAGTTACAGCAAACGTAGCTAAAGATATAGGATTAGTTAAGTTCTGGAATAGGGAACTACCCATTGATTTTATACCTTTACCTAAAACAGCAATATGTCCACTTATACCAGCATACTGAGCATTTTGAGCTGCTAGTTGACCAAGAGTAACTTTATTTTGGTTGTTTATTTGGGCTTTTTGGTGAAGTTCTCTGTCTTTTTCACTAATAGTATTTTTAAGAGCTTCTAATTCTAATACTTGATTTTTTAGGGTACCACCAAATCTTGTTTTTATCTGTGCATCAGTAAATTTTCCTCGATTTTTAGCTATTTCTTCTTCAAGGAACTTTTCACGTTCTAAATTTTGAAGAACTTGAGTATAACCTTTAGATTCTAACTCCTGTTGAGTTCGTTCTATGCTGTTTCTTAAATTAGCTTCCTCACTGCGTTTTTTTACAATCTTAGATGAGAACTCTTCCATTTCGGAAGTAGCCTGACTAATGCCTAAAATTTGTGATAACTTACCAAACCCTAATTTGTCTAAAGCAGTACCTAAACCTGCTATAATTGATCCACCTAATCCTAATAATGAATTTTGTTCCTTAATTTCAGCTTGGATTCGAAGTATAGTTTTTTCAATTGCTCTAAAATTTTCATCTACACCTTGTTCTATACCAGGCATTTCAGCAAGGTATCCTTTAGCTTTAACAAGTTGAATATTTATATTCTTAAGCTGGCGCTCTAGGCTATTATTTTCTTTATTGAGTTGTTTTAATTGGTTTTCTTCTTGTTTGTTTAATCCTCGGCGTGTTTGCTTTTGTTTTAAAATTTCAATTTCATGATCAACCCTTGCTTTATCATAATTTTTAAATTGAGATTCACGCTCTAATCTTTCTTTATCTTGTTCTAATACTTCTTTAGAATTAATTAAATTTTGCCTTTGTATAGCTAATTTTTCTTGAAGTTTTTTAAGATCTTTTTCATTTAAATCTACTATACTTTTTTGGTGAAGTTGTAGTTTTTCAGCTACAGAAATAATACCTTTATATGCTCTAGTAGTTATAGTAACTCCTGAAGAAGCATTTCCTAATTCTGAAACGAGGTTTTTAAAGGTTTTTAGGGAATCAGAAATATCATCAGTAAGATCATGATATTCGTCTCTTAAAAGAGCAAGTTGTCGTTTAGCAGTTGCCGTAGAAGCAATTCGATTTGCTTCTTGTTTAGCCGCTGCTTCTTGTAAACCCTCTATAATTTGTAAATACTTAATCAGTTCTTGTACTTCAGCAGAACTAAGTTGATTTTGTGCAGCCATGTTTTAATAAAAGTATATATTATAAATATTAAAGACTACCAAATTTAGTATTTAGGAGGTTGCTTTAATCTGCCCTTAAATTGGTCTGGGAGTTGGATTTTGCCCTCACGGATAGCTTTGGTTTGAGAAATTAAATCTTTTGGCGCGTTATTATTATTCTTTTCTTCGTAGTATTCTTTCATCTTACGAAATACAAATTTACGAAGCCACATAGGCATGTTGTAGATTGTTTCCCAATCATAGCCACCTTGGCCATGAAACACCATCTCATGAATTTGAGTAAATAAATTAATCCTATAATCCCGAGCTAGCTCAGGCGTCAGGCCAAAAAAAGTTAAGTCCAACTGGAATGTTGACTTTTGTGTCGCTTCCTTCGGGAAAAAAGGTCAGATCAACGTCTGGCTGTACCTCCCTTATGTACTCCCTTAACGCCTTGGAGTCACGGGCTAACAAATACTTGTCTACAAATTCTCTAATGTGTGGGTTTTCTGTATTTCCTTCAACAGAAGTAATCATGTACTTTAAACGAGTTGACAACTCAGGTACATTATTTTTATAAATCTTCTTTAAACCTTCTAACTCAGCATTGATTTTTTTCTCATCAGCACTTGTTAACAACTTAAATGTAATATCTATTTTAGTTGAAGGAAGAGTAAACTTAAACTCATTTACACCTGGGTTGTAGAGGTGCTCAAGTATAGGTTTGTTATCAATTGTAGAAAGATCAACTGTTTGTTCTTCACCACCCCACATAAAGGTATAATCTTTACCATAACCCAAAATACGAGCAGCCACTAATAATGCGTTTTTATCGCCTACAATCAAATCATCATACTTTACATCGGAAACGATGAGTGATTTAACTAACTCGTCTAATACTGTGCCTTTTTGGATATATGATTGGTTGGTTAAAATATCTTCTTCCCTTGCGGTCATATATTTCATTTCAATTGTACCACTTGAAAGAGGATTTTCTTTAGGGTATACTAAACCCTTTGAAGGTAAGTCCACAACTTCTGTTGGGACATTAAATTTGTTTTCCATAAATAATTTTGTTATAACGTTTTTGTTTGTCCTATATACATATATGAAGAAAAAAAAAGCTCGCAAAAAATGCGAGCTCTTTTTATAGTATTTAGCTTTAAATCTTAGTAGTTCAATATAGCATAGTCCATACCTACAGTCATAGTAATGTTTACTGCTGTATTTTCTGTATCGTAGCTATAATCACCAAAGTTAGCATCTTTAATAAATGCGCCTACAAGTACCCATTGGCTTACAATATCACCTACAGGACCTAAAACGTTAAGTTCAAGTCGCTTTTTGTAGAAATCAGAGTAACCATCTCTACCTGTTACAGATTCGTGTGATAAACGAACCCATTCCATGATTGTCTGTGCACCAGAAGGAGTAATTGGGTCAAATAATGTCATAGTCACATCACCCCAAGTGGTTTTACCCTTAACTTTTCTTTGAACGTTGATGTGATTTAATATTACTTCACCTTGTTGTAAATTTACAGCGCTCATACCTTTGATCATATAAGCGGGTACGTTATCCAATGACACCTGGAACCTATGGGGTTGTTTAGGTTCAAATGGTTCAAAGAACATTTCATCGTAATTTAATATTGCCATTTTCTTAGTTTTTTTATTTGTTTATAAATATGTTATTTGTTAAAACCTTATGCAGGGAAAGTAGCACCTGTTGGAGTAATATTAAAGTCGAGGTAAATAAATTCAGCTGTTTTAGTTGGCTGTAAGTATATTTGACCTATCAACTCATTTCTGTCAATCACTTCAGCAGAGTTATTAGTACCATCCATTACTACTTTAAAGGCATACAAACCTTGACGTTGTTGAACTGATTCAAGGTATGGGATAACTTGTGCTAAGAAAATATTTCTTGTAGTTTGTGTATTTTGTTCAAATACCAAGTTAGTAGCAATTCTAGAAATATAAGACTTAAGTACAATCAACAAGCGACGAACATTTACACGATCAAGAGCCGAAGGCTTACGTTGTAATGTTTTCTGACCATAAACTGCAGTACCAGTACCTGGGAATGAAGCTAATGGGTTAACATTGCTGAGGTATAACTCATCACGTTGGGCTACACTTAATTTGTATTCAGCGCGGATTACTCTGGTTAAGCCACCTCTGTTAATACCTGCAGGTGCGAACCAAGGCTCAGCAACACTGTCGTTAAACGCATATACTCCTGGGATAAATGTTGAGGCTGGAGCCCAAACTGTTCTACCAGTAGTAGTGTCTCTAGTAGAAACCCAAGGCCAATAAGTAGCAGCATATGAAGTATCTAAGTTATTAGCTTGAGCAGTTGCAGAACTAACTGTTCCACCGTAGTTTAACAAATCAAGTACATAAATATTATCACCTCTGTTTTGAGTGTTTTGGATAATGGTATCAATCTTAGCGCCATGGGTACCTAAACTGTAGATCAGACCAGGAGTATAGAGAGCATTAAATTTATAGTCGTCATTAGACATCAAAGCAATAGCATTTGTGTAACTACCAGCTGTTAATCCTTGAGTATTGTTTTCAGTAATATCACTATAGAATTTAACCCCAGCTATAATATCACCTGTAGCACCAGCAAATGCACCTGTTTGAGCTATTGGTAAAGAAGCAGTGTATGAAGCAACTGCAATTTGACCTGCTGAATTAAGGTAATTAGGGGTTGGGTTGTTTACTGATTTGACTCTTACGTATCTTGAGCGGTTAGCATAATCACCAGTAATATTTAATTGGTTATTAACTACATCATAATTAAATGCATAGTTACCAATTACTGCTTCAATGTAATTTGAAGCAAGTGGGTCTAATGATATTTGAGTCCATTGCTCTAAAACAATGGGGCTATTAGTATTGTCATCACCTCTTCTAATTAACAAGGTAAATGTACCTGAAGAAGTATTTGGTGATACGATTTCCCAACGTAAGTTGTTAACTGATCCGCTTACTAAGCCTCCTTTTGAGTCTTGAGCACCTGCACTGTTCATAATAACACCTTCAGAAAGTGTTTCTAATTCAAATGCAGGTTGGTTAGCAGCAGCTGTGCTTGAAGAAATAGCAGCAGTAGCAGGAGCCCATTCTAATGAATTTGATACTACACGAGTAATCATCAATGTTTCACCACCATTTTGGAAGTAGTTAAAAGCAGCAATGGATGTAAAGTAAGAATAAGGAGCACCACCGCTAATAAGAAGATCACCAAATGTGGCTGCAAAATCACTATAAGTAGTTACTAGAGTAGGGACACCAATAGGACCTCTAACTGTAGGGCCTATGATGGCTGCTCCTACAGCGGGGGGTCGTTGGTTTATAAAGGATGTATCATTTTCTCTTGCTAATACACCCGGGGAAAGTAAAACGTTAGTCGCCATGTTATTAAATTGTTTTAATTGTTTTTAATTGGGGTTTGTTGATAAATATCCTAAAAAGACTCAAAAAACTAGGCGCTTACGAATTCTCCCTTTTCTAAATTGATGGTTCCGTCACCATATTTATCTTGGAGTTGTTTGCCTAAAACTTCTTCTTTTTGTTTTAGTTTTTCGTATTCAAGTTTTAGTTTTTGTTTTATAGATTCTAATTCTTGAAATTGAATTTCAATAGTACCAAATTTGTCTATTAAAGTAAATCTGTCTTGTTGTACTATTTTTAATTGTGTAATCTCTTCTTGGGTTAAAACTTTTGTTTCCATATTTTAATTTATTATAAATATTTAAGGATTTCCTGGAAAATCTGGAGGTGTTGATAAAGGACTATAAAATATTCCTTCTGATGTTTCATACCAGTCCCCATATCCTACCATTTCAGTAGTATCTTCTATCATTAAATCATGATCTCCAGGGTATTGATATGGGGTATTACTATCCCATACTACAACATCAATTACATAATTTGATTTTATTATTGCCCATCTAGCCATATTAATTTATTTTTTAGTAATATTCAAAAATTAAAACAAAACCATCACCACCTCTACCTCCGGTTCCACTTACAGTGCCAACAATAGTAGCTCCTCCTCCACCACCACCAGCAGCCATACTTCCAGATCCTCCATTACCAGCTGAAGCAGCTGGAGAAGGTCTTCCTCCTGCACCACCATGTCCTCCAGTTCCAATAGAGGCACCAAAAATTAAATTGCTACCACTATAGGAAAGTAAATGACTTATATCAATAACAGGAGCTCCATTCTGTCCAACCCCACCAGGTGCTATTCCTGGGGACCCAGATTGTATTAAAGAAGTATAATTATAGATTGCTGAGCCAGATCCACCACTCCCAGAAATATTAGTATTTGTTATTCCTCCTCCTCCACCTCCACCAGCTAATAATCTAGAACCATTAAAAGCACTACCTGCGCTAGCACCTGTAGTTGTTGTTCCTGCAGCACCATCAACACCTGAGTAATAAAAAGGAGGGTATGGGTTAGGAACTGTAGGGGATGTGGGAGCTACATTAGTGCCTGCAAGGCCAGGGGTTGTGGTTCCACCACTACCTGATGCGCCACCTATACCTCTTAAAAGAACAGTTGATCCTGAGGCGAATGTACTGTTTGCTCCAACATTTCCATTTCCGCCTGTGAAAGTAATAGATCCAGACCTTCCTGCTCCTCCACTTCCTCCTGCTCCTACAGTTACAGTATAACTACCTGTTGTTAATGAAGATGAAGAAAAATAAGCTATGTTTATGCTACCACCAGCTCCTCCTCCTCCTCCAGCTCTGTTGGAGTTAGCTACACCTAATCGCCCACCACCACCACCACCTCCACCACCAGCGCATACTACTTTTATATATTGTATACCTGAGCCTGTAGGGTAAGTGTAAGTTCCTG